GTAGTTAGATTTGGTAAATCTGCTTTAGCTCGTGAAGTATTTGAAGATGTAGCTGATGGTATACGAATGAACATTTCAGTTGGTTACAGAGTCGATAAATTAACAAGAATGAACAAAGACGATGAGACTTACTACAAAGCTCAATGGACACCTATGGAAGTTTCTTCTGTAAGCGTTCCTGCTGACCAGTCAAGGCTTGTTGGAGTTGGTCGTTCTAAAGATAAACAAACTATTAATAATATAGAGGTAATAACAATGGAAAATAAAGATATTAATCTTGAAGAAGTTAGAACTCAGACTATTGATGAAGCTAAAGCTGAATTTAAAAGAAACTCAAAAGAGATCATAGATTTAGCAGCTAGACACAATAAAAGAGATTTAGCTGACAAAGCAATTGCAGATGGCGTATCTGTAGAAGAATTTAGAGGTGTATTATTAGAAAATATTTCTAACAATCAACCACTAGAAACTCCTTCAGAAATCGGCATGAGCAAAGAAGAAGTCAGAGACTTTAGCTTAATTAAAGCTATAAGAGCAATGGCAAACCCTTCAGATAGAAAAGCACAAGAAGATGCAGCATTTGAATTTGAATGTTCTGCTGAAGCTGCTAGACAGTATGGCAAAGATGCACAAGGCATTATGCTTCCTGCTGAAGTTCTAAGAAGCTGGGGTAAAAGAGACTTAAACACATCTGATGATTCAACTCTAGTAGCTGAAGATTACAGAGGAAATGACTTTATTGATATACTCAGAAATGAGTCATCAGTAATGCAAGCTGGAGCAACAATCTTAAGAGGATTACAAGGAAATGTTGTAATACCTAAGAAAACTGCTGGTGCTTCTGCTGGTTGGATTGCAACTGAAGGTGCAGCTTCTGCTGAGTCTGAGTTCACTGCTGGTTCAGTAACTATGACTCCTAAAGTAATTGGTGCTCATACTGATGTAACAAGACTTTTACTACAACAATCTTCTTTAGATGTTGAGAACTTAATCAGAGATGACCTAACAAAATCAATCGCTACTGCAATTGACTTAGGTGCTTTAGCTGGTTCAGGTTCAAGTGGTCAACCAACAGGTATTGCTAGTACATCAGGTATTAACACTACTACTTTTGCTGCTGCTAACCCAACATGGGCTGAGATCGTAGCTATGGAAAGTGCTGTTGCTAATGACAACGCATTAACTGGTTCTTTAGGTTACATTTGTAGACCTGCTGACTTTGGTACTTTAAAAACAACTGAAAAGGCTACTGGTACTGCTCAGTTTGTTGTTTCTCCTGACAATAGCATGAATGGCTATAATGTTGTCAGAAGTAATCAAGTAACAAGTGGTGACTTCTACTTTGGTAACTTTGCAGACCTATTAATTGGTATGTATGGTGGTTTAGACATTACTGTTGACCCTTACGCATTATCAACATCAGGCGGAGTAAGAATTGTTGCTCTTCAAACTGTTGATGTAGCTGTAAGACATGCAGTATCTTTCTGTAAATCTTCAGACTAATTAACTGATGCTTAAATGGAATGGGGGTGGAAACACCCCTACCTTAAATATGAAAAAATATAAAATTTTACAAGATACAATGGCTGGTGGTTCTAAAGTTCATGCTGGAGATATAGTAGAGCTTAATGAAGTTGAAGGTCATTCTTTGTGTGGTTATCAAAAGGCAGAGGTTTGTGTTGAAAAGCCAAAACCTAAAAAGACTGAAAGAAGTGTTGGTTTAGAAACTTCTGAAGTAAAGCCTGTTAAAAAGAGAGCCAAGAAGTAATTATGCCAATGGAATTTGATAGAGATTTCGATGGCTACTTAGATGCCACCTATGGTCATGGTATTAAAGTTACCTACACACCTACAGGTGGTTCATCTTCTTCTATCAACGTCATCCTGAATCAAGAGTATGTAGATATAGATACAGCAGGATTACCAGTTCAAGGGTATCAACCAGTAGCACAAAGTAAGACTACTGATATACCAAGTATAGCTTTTGGAGATACTATCGTTGCTCCAGCTATAAAAAATTTAGATGGTACACAAATAAAACCATTAACAACTTATAAAGTTATAAATTACGAGCATGACAACCTGGGCATGACCTCATTGCTACTTGAGGTTCAATAATGGCTAATCATGTAAGACAACAGATCAGAGAATACTTTGGCACTACATTAACAGGTCTTACAACAACTAGTTCTAATGTTTATGAGTCTAGGGTTTACACGCTACAAGAAGATACCCTTCCTTCTTTAGTTATTTATACAAAATCAGAAACATCTGAACCTATTGTTATAGGTACTGATAGGGTTATGAGTAGAGAATTATCAGTTGTAGTAGAAGGATATTGCAAAGCAACCAGTAATTTTGATGATACTATTGATACAATAAGCAAAGACGTTGAAGAAGCAATTTCTGCTGATAGAACATTGGGTGGTTTAGCAAAAGATACTTATGTTGAATCAACTGAAATAGAATACACAGGAGATGGAGAACAGCCAGTAGGCTATGTAACTCTAACTTTTTTAACAAACTACTATGTTCAGGAAACCAATCCTGATGTAGCGGTATAACAGGAGATAATTATGAAATTAATTAGTCCAAATGGTAAAAATTCTATAATAGCTCATCCATCAAAAGTTGAGTCGTTGAAGAATATGGGTTGGAAGGAAGAAGCAGTCCAGTCGAAAGACAAAATTAAACCTTCTTCCAAGAAAAAGTCGAAAGACGAGGTAAAAGAAAATGGCAACACATAAAGGAAGTGAAGGAACTGTAAAAGTCGGTTCTAATGCTGTAGCTGAAATTAAGTCTTACTCAATAGAAGAATCTGCTGATACTTTGGAAGATACTACAATGGGTGATTCTGCTAGAACTTATAAGCCATCACTAACTTCTTTCTCAGGAAGTTTAGATGTTTTTTGGGATGAAACTGATACTAATGGACAAGGTGCTTTAAGCATAGGTTCTGAAGTAACATTGAATGTTTATCCTGAAGGCGATACAAGTGGTGATACTTATTATACTGGCACAGCTATTGTTACTGGCGTTTCAAGAAGTGCATCATTTGATGGATTGGTTGAAGCTAGTGTTTCTGTACAAGGTACAGGTGCTTTAACATCAACAACAGTATAGTACGATGTCAGTAATAGATAACGCGAAAAAGCATTTTGCAGAGCAAGATGTAAAAGTAATCGAAGTGCCTGAATGGGGTGAAGATGATAAACCTCTAAGAATATTCAGTAAGCCATTGACGTTAGCTGAAACTTCTAAACTTTATAAAATGAGTAAAGAAGATGATCTAACAATGATGGCTTATGTTCTTATATATAAAGCATTAGATGAAAATGGAGACAAGCTGTTTGATTTAGGTGATAAAAATGCCTTATTAAATAGTGTTGATAGAGAGATATTAGTAAGCGTTGCTACACAAATCATGGGTCAAGAACCTATTGAGGAAACGAAAAAAAACTAATAAAGGATGCTAATTTATATGTGCAATATGCACTAGCTGAAAGACTTAACAAGACTTTACAAGAAATACAGCAAATTAGTGTCCAAGAATATCAAGGATGGATAGCTTACTTAGAGTTAGCTGAAGAGAAAAGAAAAAATGGCAAATAAAAAAGTAAAGTTTGAATTAACAGCAGTAAATAAAACAAAGGCAGCTTTTAGTAGTGTTACTAAGGGACTAACTGGAATTGGCTCTGTGGCTGGTAAAGCTAGTATGGGTGTTGCTAAAGTAGGCTTAGCTGCTACTGGTGCTGCTGTTGGTATAGCTTTATTTACAAAAAAATCATTTGATTACATTGATACTCTTGGCAAAACAGCATCAAGAACAGGTATAGCTACTGATACATTACAAGCATTTCAATTAGCAGCTATTGAGTCAGGTACTACTATAGAACAAACTCAAAAAGGCTTAGAAAAATTTGCTAGATCAATAGGTGATGCAGGTAGAGGACTTAAAACTCAAGCTGATATATTTAGAGACCTAGGTGTAGAAATAAAAAATCAAGATGGAACACTTAGAACGTATGAGGAAATATTATTTGATGTAGCTGAGGGTTTGGGTCAGCTAGGTTCTGAAGCTGAAAGAGCCACAGCATTGGCAAATTTATTTGGCAGAGCTGGTATACAGTTTAGTGAAATATTTAGAGATGGTGCTGATGGTATTCAAACATTTATTGATAGAGCAAATGATCTAGGAATAATATTAGATAAAGATACTATAAAAGGTGTTGAAAAGTTTAATGACACAGTATCAGTAATAAAGCTACAGATAGGTGCATTTGCAAATAATATAACCGCAGCATTTGTTCCAGCTTTACAACTAATAGCTGAAAAAATTGGAGCAACAATAACCGCTAACAAAGATGCAGCTGGTGGTTTTAAAACATTAGGTCAAACAATAGCTGTTTCAATATTAGAAGCTATAAGAACAGCAATAATAGCTATAGATTCTTTTATTGATAACACTAAAGAAAGGTTTATGGAGTTTGCCAACACAAAAATAGGTAAAACTATCTTTGGAGACATTGCAGACGAAAGTACAAAAATAAACGCGAAAATACAAGAATCAACTAAATATCTTGAAGATTTACAAAAGGCATTAAAAAGAGATGACAAGCTTTTTTTTGATATAAACAAAGGCTCTATTAGTGGTGTTTTTGAGATTGGTGCTGAAATTGCAAAAGTAAAGACATCTATAATTGAAATGAATGAGCAACTTTATGGTGAAGATGTTGCCAAAAGTCCCGCTTTACAATACATAGACAATTTAATAGCTGCGGTTGAAAGTGGTGTTGGCTCATCAGATAAATTCTTTGAATCATTAAAAGGCGGTCTAACTGACAACCTAAACCCTATGCAAGTATTTCAAGCTACATTAGAAGACATAGATAAAACAATGCAAACAACAGCAGTAAACACAATGAAAAAGTTTGAAGATGCTATTGTTGATGGTTTAAAAACAGGAAAATTAGAATTTGAAAGTTTTGCTACTTATGTTGTAGAACAACTTGCTAGAATAGCAATACAGCAAATGATAATTAAACCACTTACCTCAGGTGCTGAATCATTTTTTTCAGGTTTTGGAGATTTGTTTTCAGCAGATGGCGGTGGTTATACAGGCATGGGTGCTAGAGCGGGTGGTGTAGATGGTAAAGGTGGCTTCCCAGCAATACTACATCCAAATGAAACTGTTGTAGACCACACAAAAGGACAAGGAATGGGTGCTACAGTAAACTTCAACATATCAACAGTTGATGCTGCTGGATTTGACCAGTTACTAACATCAAGAAAAGGACTAATAACACAAATAATTAATAACGCTATGAATACTCAAGGCAAAATGGGGATAGTGTAATGAGTGGTGCATTTCCTACAGACCCAAATTTTAGCTCAATAAACTTTAGAGATAATAGGCCTACATTACTGAATCAAACACTATCAGGCAAAAAGTCTGCAAGACAAATAGGTTCTCAGTATTTTTCATTCACAGTTCAAATGCCACCATTACAACAAGATAAAGCACAGGAGATATTTGCTTTCTTACAAAAACAAAAAGGTGCTATTGGTAACTTTACAATACAAGCACCATTAGATAACTTAGGTGCAAGTAAAAACGAAACAGACATACTTGTAAACACCGCACATTCAGCAGGTGCTGAGACTGTGAATATGGATGGCTTTTCAGCAACTACAGGCGTTCTTAAAGCTGGCGATCTAATTAAATTCGCGAATCATTCAAAAGTATATATGGTGCAAGAAAATGAAAATGCATCAGGCGGTGCTGCTACTGTAAAAATATCTCCAAATCTTGTTAGCTCTCTAGCAAATAATGAATCTGTAACTGTAAACAAGCCATCTTTTACTGTATATCTTGAAAATAATGATATTATGTATAGTACAGATGCTAGTGGTTTTTACAGCATTTCATTTGATGTTAGAGAGGTAATAACATAATGCCAAGAAGTTTATCAACAGATTTACAAGCACAAGTATCAGCAGCAGAAACCAAAACAGCATTTCTTGTTGAATTAGGGTTATCTACAACCATAAGATTAACTGACTGGTATTCAGATGTTACCTATGATTCTAATTCTTATGAAGCTGGCGGTTCTTTTTTAACAGTAGATTCAGTTACAGAAACAGGTCAATTACAAATAGATGAGATAAATCTTGGCTTTTCAAATGTAACCAATCAGGTTAGAAGTTTAGTACAAAGTGGTGCATTTACAGACAAGACTGTAGAAATATATTTGGCTTATTTTAATCAAAACGAAACTTTGGTAGGTGCTATAAATTATTTCACAGGTCATATTAGGAGTGTATCTGTAGCAGAAAGCGTAGAAGATTCTTTGTTAAGCATGACAGTTTCTTCTCATTGGGCAAATTGGAACTTAACAAAAGGCAGGCATTATTCAGACGAATCTCAACAATCAGAATATACAGGTGATAGAGGTTTAGAATTTGCTACACAAGTAAAATCAGACGTAAGGTGGGGTTCATAAATGTTAAGTTTTTTTAAGGCGATTGGTACAGCAATTATAAAATATGCAATAGCCAATCCAATACAATTTGCTTTTCAGGCAGTAACCGCTATCACGGGTGTTAAAGGATTCTTACAAGCAAGGCAAATGATGTCTAAAGGCCAAGACATCATGGCTAACAAAACTGCTGCTGGTGGCAAGATGCCAGTCATATATGGAACAAGAAGGGTTGGTGCTCAAATTGTTTATATGGACACAGCACAAAACAGGTCAAGAGACTTATTTGTTGTTTATGCGATATCAGTCGGTGAATGTGAAGAGATACTTGGCAGAACCATTGAGATAGATGGTAATAGTATTCTTGATGGCAATATCTACAAAGGTGGTGGATATGTAGGCTCAGACAAAATATCATCAGGCAATGGTTCTTTAAACACCGCATCACAAGTTGGTGATAATCAGTATTCACAAGCGGGAACACTAGGAACAGACCCAACAAAAAGATATTCCTTTGTATTTAACTTGCATCATGGTGCATCTAGTCAAGCAGCAGACCCAATGCTTAGAGCATCTATACCTACTGAGTGGACTATAAACCATAAGTTAAATGGTATTTGTTATATAGCAGCTTCTTTTGATTACGATAAGAAAGGAATGTATAAAGGCGTTCCGCAAATAACAGTACAGGTTAAAGGTAAAAAGGTTTTTGACCCAAGAGATAGCTCTACTAAATGGTCATCTAACCCAGCTTTATGTTTCTTAGATTACATACAAAATGATGAGTATGGTAAAGGTTTAGCAACATCACAGATAAACATGACTACCATAAGTGCTGCTGCAACTGCATGTGAGGTAGAAGTAGATCAACCTTACTATAATGACACCTATCAAGACTTAACTTGGAGTGGAACTGCTGGTAATGACTTTATTGTTATTAATGATAATGATGACTGGTGGCAAAACAAAGTAGATGAAGTTATAGATATAAGAGATTCTAATGATGCAAGTATATTTTCTAACGCTGTAAGTATTACAGGTTCTACAAGATATCAATACTATGATTCTGTG